CAAAGGCAAACTTTATGAAGTAAACATCGATGCAGATAAGTCAGAGCTATTGGATTGGGACGCGCCGCTTAGTGAGCAGAGTGATCAGGTTAAGGCGGCTTTGCTTGAGGCGGCTGAGGCCAACCCCGGCTTATTCGACAAAGATCAAACACGCATCCTGCAAGGCAACCCAAATACAGCCTTTGGCACTATCTGGGGTGATATGTCAGGCCAACAGGCATACAAAACGCTAGTCGAGCACTTTAATCGCTATCCAAATACTGACTTTGGTGATCCTAGATCGCCAGAAGCTGCGTCCAAGATGCTCGGCTCGCTAGGCATTAAAGGCATCAAGTATTCCGATGCGACATCTCGCGGGACTGATGGCGGTACAAGCAACTTCGTTATCTTCGATCCTCGTGTTATCAGTATTGCTAAGAAGTACGGTGTGACCATACCAGTAGCGGCTACTATGATGGCTAGCTTGGCCTCACCCGAAGTTGATGCAAGCACTGCAAGTCAGTTTAAACGTCTAGCGGATCTTGGTATGCCTGAGTCTACACTTCGCAAGATTGAACGTGGCGAGCTTCCGTTAGAAACTGCATTAGATCGCTATCGCCAGATGGGGTATGACGTAGACAATCCGGTTTATCACGCCAGCCGTAAAGACTTTACTGAGATTGACCCGAACGAGGTCGATATCGGTTTGCACATGGGTACATACGAGCAGGCCGAAAACCGTATGCGAGACACTGTGAACCCCGACCAATTAGGCCGATGGCATGGTGATCTAGACGAGGGAGAGACTTTTTATCCTCTGATTATGAAGCGCAACAACCCGCTAGAGATGGACGATATTGGCGCGTGGAATGATTCAGAGACTGTCGGGGCCGCGCTGCAAAAAATGCCGCAGTTTAAGGATGTTCGAGAAACTCTATTTAACCTTGAGGATGAGATCAACGAACTACGCTATCAGTTTGATAGTGACCGAGACTGGCTAGACTCAACAGAAAATAAAGAAATTCTCGCAGAAATGCGAAAAATGATCGAGGACAAAGGGTACGACTCGATCAAGTACAAGAACCAGGTCGAGAACAGATACGGCTCTGACACCGGCCTGCGTGAAAGCGCCATGAAGCGCAAAGGTCAGATAGGCGATGAGATATCATATATCGAGGAAGCTATTCGATCACGTATGCCTGAGCGCCCATTACCTGATGTCAACGATCCTGATGCAGCGCGTAAAGTTCAGGAATGGCTCAAAGGTGGCAGACCTAAGATTGCTGATTACGCTACGCCAGAAGAAGCGGCCAGGCTAGAACAACTACGCGCAGAGTCGATGCAACTATCGGAAGCGCCAGAGAACTATAACGATCCTTACAGTTGGATCTCACTCGGCGACCAAGGTGTTAAGTCTTTACACGGTGTAGCCGATCCAGATGAAGCAAGCAATCCATTCTTCCTGGCGGCCCGGCCGGAAACCGCTATTGCAGCAGGCGGTATTGGTTATGGCGTATTGCAGTCTTATGGTAAGCCCCAATTTGATGATGAGTTTGACCCATCACAACCATCTGGCATTGAGGTAGTCGGCAAGTACCAGGGTGAGCAGGACGTATATCGCCCAGTGACACCTGCCCAGCTACTAGAGCAGTCTAAGCGTGAGTTAGAGCAGAGCGTAGACTGGTATGAGCCGAGCGATCCAGAGGACTTTGATGTCAGTCGCTACCGCACCAATACCTCACCTAGTCAGTTTATGAAAAACTGGTTTGACGTTGCTGGTGAGATGGGCCGGGGTACAGCCACTGGTACCCTGGGCTCCATTGGCGATACGGAATCAATGAGCGCTGGGCTGCTAGGTGGTATTGTCAGCCTTGCTGAAGGCGATGATTTCTTACCAGGCTTTGCTGTTGGCATGATCTCTTATGATCCAGTATTCCCAACAGCCGAAGATATGCGGCAATATGTCCCATCGCTTCCAAGGTTTGGCGATATCCCAGAAGATCAGTTGATGGCCCCGCTTGAGTTTGGTGAAATGCTTGCGCCAGAGCCATTCCAAGTACCTAGCATGATTAAACCGTACATGATTAAACCCCTTTAGGAGACCATTATGGCTAACGCATCTAACTTCCAAGCGGATAACGAAGATTTAGTAATCAATGACTACTTCAACTTAGCCGCTTCGGAGATCTTTAAAACTTACGGCCATAAGGTCACTATCAACCGTAAGACCCTGCACAAGTTTGGTAGAAACTCTGGCGTAGGTACAAGTGAGACAGACGTCAACTACTTGGGCATTGACCCTGTTCACTCAGCCACTAACTCTATCGACACGGTATCAAGTGAAAACTCAGGCGATACGACACAAACGGTGCGTGTAGAAGGCTTTACTATCGATGGGGCAGGTTGCTTAAAGTTCGTAGTGCAGAATGTGACACTTAATGGCCAAAACAAAGTGACACTGGCTACACCAGTCTCGCGTGTGACTCGCATAGCTAACACGGCTGGTCCTTCTGCTACCCTGGGCGATGTTTATGTCTATGAAGATGGCGCGATCACTAACGGCATCCCTAATAACCTAGACACTGTAGGCAACGTGATGCCTGCCGAAGATCAGAGTACGTTGTTCGCAGGTACGTCTATCGCTTGCAACAACTACTTCATCTGTACTGGCTATTGGGCGTACTTAGGTAAGAAGACTGCCGCGTATGCGGATATTCGCTTCAAGACGCAAACAGTGGGCTTGGACTTCTACCGCACATTAAGCATCTCGAACATTTCGAACTACTCTGGTATTGAGCATCGCTTTGCGCCTTATTTTATCGTCCCGCCCAACACTGACCTCGACATCACTGCGGTAGGTTCTACGACTGGTATTGATGTGTTTGCCGGTTTTGATGGATTTTTTGCTGACATTGTTAATTCTTAATGTCACGTTGTTCGTTTTTTATACTGGTGCTATAGTTGTACCAACGGTTTCCACCCGCCGTTTTAAGGGTGAGTTAAAAACGAGGTCTATATGTTAGAACAGGCAGAAGTAATCGAAGACGAAATTATCGAAGAACCTGAAGCTGAGACCGAAGAACTCGAAATCGATGATGAAGAGGCTGACATCGAGCCAGAAGTTGCTGAGGAAGAAGTAGAAGAGGAAGACGAAGAGGAAGTTGTCGTTGAGATTGAGGGTGAGTCGCCTACATCCGAGGAAGAAGCAGAGAGGGAAGCGCCTGAATGGGTGAAAGACCTACGCAAACAGCATCGCGAGCAGCAAAGGGAGAATCGCAGGCTCAAGAAGCAGTTGGAAGAGATCCAGCAACCTAAGCAACAACAGGTTAAACTTGGAGCTAAGCCAACGCTAGAAGGTGCTGACTATGACGCTGATGTCTACGAGCGACAGCTTGCAGACTGGTACGAGGCAAAGCGTAAGCACGAGGAGCAACAGGCTCAGATCGAGGCTGAACAACGTAAGCAGCAAGAAGCATGGCAAGGCGTATTGCATGGCTATGCAGAAAAGCGGCAGCAGTTGAAGGTCAAAGATTTTGACGAGGCTGAAGTGACTGTGCAGGACGAGTTGTCTAACACCCAACAAGGTATGATCTTGCAGGGTGCTGAGAACCCCGCGTTAGTAGTATACGCGTTAGGTAAGAACCCCAAGAAAGCGAAAGAACTGGCTGCTATCAAAGACCCTGTTAAATTCGCTTTTGCGGTAGCTAAACTGGAGACTACTTTGAAAGTTACTAACCGTAAAGCAACAACTAAACCCGAAGCAACGCTGAAAGGCGGCGCACCAAAATCAGGTTCAGTTGACTCAAACTTAGAACGGCTTCGCGCTGAAGCAGAACGTACCGGCGACTATACTAAAGTCATCCGCTACAAGAACCAGAAGCGTGCGGCCTCTTAATTAAATTTTTAGAGGTAATAAATCATGGCTAACGCATTTAGCAAAGAAGAACGCGTAGCGTTCGAACAACTCTTGGAAGGTTTCCAAGACGCCCTAGTATTGTCACGCAACGTAAGTGTATACAACACTGACCAAGCGATGATGGAACGCACTAATGACACCGTATGGCGTCCAATGCCTTATATCGCTGAGTCAATTGACGCAGCACCAGGCACTGACATTAGCTCTTCATTCAAAGACTTCACTCAATTATCAGTACCTTCAAGCATTGGTTACAACAAAACTGTACCTTTCAGCTTGAACGCTAAAGAATTGCGTGACGCTCTTCAAGAAGGTCGCTTAGGCGATGCAGCTAAGAAGAAATTGGCTTCAGACATCAACGTTGCAGTGATGAACGTTGCTTCTAGCCAAGGTACTTTGGTGGTATCTCGCACTGGTGCAGCTTCAGGCTTTGACGATGTAGCAGAGTGTGAAGCGATCATGAACGAGCAAGGCATTATGTCCTCTGACCGTTACTTGGCGCTTTCAACTCGTGACTACAATGGCATGGCAAGCAACTTGGCCGGTCGTCAGAACATGACTGATCTTCCAAAATCAGCTTACCAACGCGCCTATGTAGGCATGGTTGCTTCATTCGACACTTACAAGTTGGATTACGCCAACCGTTGTGCGGCTAACGCTGCGACTGTCACTATGAACACCACTGGTTCATTGATTGACTACGCTCCTGCTGCTACTAGCACTGCAGTTGGCGGCAAGATCAACGTTGACAACCGTTACCAACAAATCACTGTTAGCACCACCACTGGCGTAGCCGCTGGCGACTGCTTCACTGTTGCAGGTATCAACGCGGTCCACCACATCACTAAGCAAGACACTGGACAGTTGAAAACTTTCCGCGTGATCTCTGTGGACAGTGGTACAACTATGACTATCTCACCCCCAATGATCTCTGGCGGTGGCGGTACTGACGCTGAAGCGCAATACCAGAACATCACTGACGCAAGCACTTCTGCTACTGCGGCTTTGACCTTCTTGAACATTGCAGCGGCTAACATCAACCCATTCTGGCACAAAGACGCTATCGAGTTGATGCCTGCTCGTTACGCGATCCCTGGTGATGCTGGTGTGAACGTATTGCGTGCTGCTACCGACCAAGGTATCGAGTTGGCCATGAGCAAGTTCTACGACATCAACACCATGACCACCAAGTACCGTGTAGATACACTCTTCGGTGTGACTTGTGTCAACCCAGAAATGGCCGGTGTATTGTTGTTCGGTCAGTCTTAATAGACGGTTCCAAGGGGAGCTTCGGCTCCCTTTTCCATTTATGATTGAGGTTAAATCATGGCGACTAAATTATTTAAGCTATTATCTGGTGATACCTATAAGCGTATAATTGTTCAAGACCCAGCGCCTTACTTGGCTGATGGTTGGTCTTTAACGCCTGCTAAGCCAGAAGAGCCAAAGAAAGAAGTGAAGAAAGCGACCCGCAAGAAAAAGGATTAAGTTATGTCGTACACAAAAAGACAGTTCGTTACGGCGGCCTTTGAAGAAATCGGACTGGCTAGTTTTGTATACGACCTGACAGATGCAGAATTACTGAGCGCTTGTAAGCGCTTGGACACTATGATGGCCGACTGGAATGCTAGAGGGATACGCATTAGCTATCCTATTCCATCGACCCCAGAAACCACCAACATTGACGAAGAGACCAATGTTCCGGATGCCGCTAACGAGGCGATCATCCTTAACTTGGCTGTAAAGATTGCTCCAGGCTATGGCAAGCAAGTCTCACCCGACACCAAAGTGGGCGCTAAGTATGCGCTTAACACGTTAATGGGTTGGATTGCCGCCAACAACATGATAGAAAAACAACTACCCAGTACATTGCCAGCCGGTGCAGGAAATAAGACCTGGCGCTATGGCGATCCGTTTATTGCTGACCCATCCAACCCGCTGCAAACAGGCGCAGACGGTGTGCTAGACATTCTTGAGGTATAAAGATGACAACCATTAATAAATTAACGGTCACTGATGAGCTAGTACCAGCGGACAAGGTGGCGGTGTGGGACACCAGTAATAGCGACACACGAGGCGCAACCTTAACAACATTATTGCGCTTCTTCCAAGATAACTTCAGTGAGACTCAATATGAGGCTCCATCTGCTAGTGGCTTTATCATCACACTGGACAAGCCCACTGAAGCGTCTACGCTGATTATCCTAACGCCTGATGCCGGTTATGCTGAAGGCAACCTGGTATTGCCTAGTGGCACAGACCGCTTTGACGGTCAGATCGTGGGCATTATCTGCACTGAGCCTGTCACTGACTTTAACATCACATCAACAGGCTCTACTATCGTAGGTGCGCCTGCGACATTGGGGGTGTATAGCTCATTCACTTTGCGCTACAGCCACCAAGACACTACATGGTACACCCTAGACACCACTGGCGTGGGTCAAGGCTCTGCATCGATCACTCGCAATGACTATGTAGGCACAGGCTCACAAACGGTCTACACGCTTACCACAGAGCCTGAGACAGTCAACAACACTCAGGTGTATATCGATGGTATTTACCAAGAGAAAAACACCTACGGCGTGTCTGGTACCACTCTGACCTTCACTGAGGCACCCCCGCTGAATGCTACTATTGAGGTGTTGGTGATTGCTGCAGGTGCGATCCTGCCGTCTGCGTATTCTGGCCAGGTGGTGACAGCCACTGCCGGTCAAACCGTATTTACCACTACGACTACCTTCACCCCTGGTGCTAACTCTGTGCTGGTGTTTGTGAACGGTCTGCGTGTGCTACCAGGTCAGGACTACATTGAGACAGACAGCAACACCATCACCTTCACCTACGGTGTGAACGAAGGCGATCAGGTTGCATTTTTGATTGGTCGAATTATTAACGAGACTATTGGCGCTGAACAGGTAGGCTATCAACCTGCGGGTACTGGTGCAGTTGCTACGGACGTACAGACTAAACTGCGTGAGACAGTATCAGTAAAAGACTTCGGTGCAGTCGGTGACGGTGTTACAGATGATACTGCTGCTATTCAGGCTGCTATTGATAGCGGTGCTACTGCTGTTTATGTACCGAAGGGCGACTACCTTGTAGCCTCTTTGTCTATTACGTCTAAAACTAGATTAAAGATTTACGGTGAAAAATCTAGGTTATTTAATACAGCTGTACAAGCTAATGGTGTATTTAGGATTAGAGACAGTTTTGATATTGAAATAAGCGGTCTGCGTATTGAAGGTACTGGAACAACAGTTACATTAACCAGTGGCTACCAGAATCACGGTATTTACGCTAGTGGGTGCGATGGTTTATTTATCAATAGCTGTGACGTATATAACATGACTTCTGGTGGTATTCTCGCCGTTGAGTCAGTAAATGTACGTATTGAAAAAAACCATTTTTACTTAAACAACGATATGTTTGATATAGCGTTCGGTTACGGCACAACAGATAATCAATTAAACCGCTGTTGGATTACCGGCAACTTGTGTGAAAGCAACAATAGCTACGGAATCCATGTTCAAGGCACAGGGCAAAACATCAACATTTCAAACAACCGTATTCAGAATAAACACGAATATGGGATCATGGTATATACCTTTACGTCAAGTGGCACAGTATGGAAAAGGATTGTAGTTGCAGACAATATTGTAGATAACATTAGCAATAACCCAGACTGGGCAACACTTGGGTATTACAGCGGTATGGGTATTTATTTACAGACTGTAGATAAAGCTACAGTCACAGGAAACGTTGTAACCAATACATTAATCTCTCGTCCTGATGTGGCTGTTCCAAATAGAACTCTTGCGCCTGCGGCTATTTCTTTGAACGGAGTCACTAACTCAACTTGTTCGGGCAACACAGTAGAGGGGAGTGAAATTGATGGCATTGATATTGTCAACATTGGATCAACTCAAGATGGCACAGTAGTTTCTAATAACTCTTTGACGGACATTAACTGGCATGGGGTGTATGCCCAGGGCACTAGAAATATTTCGATTGTCAGTAACGCCATTAGTGGTAGGTCAACAGGTACAATTTACGGCGCAGGTGTTGCAGTACAAGGACATAGCACGGCAGCTACTTCTGAAGTATCTATTTGCTCTAATGTAATAAGAGATGGATTTAATAACGGAATAGCTGTTGGGCCGGGAACAGGAACTTCTGTTGATGGTGTTGTATTGTCAGGCAATGAAATTACAGATATGACATTAACGTATATCTCTCTTGCTTCAATCAATGATATATCTATTACAGGAAACGTAGTTAGGAATGTATCTGCGGCCCACGCAGCTACAAGCTACGGGCTACAGCTTAGCACTGTAAATAACTTTAGTATTAGCGGAAACTCTTTGATAGGTAACTCAACAAATAAACTTAATCGTGGTCTTGCTGTTACTAGCTCTGCACAGGGAACAATAAGCAACAACACAGTTATTAATATTAGTGATGTGTTCTATTCAATTTTACTGTCATCCAATACTGAGGTATTCCCTTATCTAAACCATTGCGATAGGACAACTGGGCCTATTCTTGGAGCGCACAACATCGGCAACAATCACGGATCAGACACAAGCTATTCGGTTCTGTACAAAACCAGTGTCCCCGTGGCAGGAGACGGTTTTTTTGCTGCGGGTAGTTTGTGTTGGAATTTAAGCCCTTCTGTAGACGGTAACAATATGGTGCTTAGCCATTGGAGATGTACTGCCGCAGGTACTCCCGGCACTTGGTCTGCTCAGTACTTATCTACTGTTAGCCCTGCAACCTAAACAAACAGGAGTCTATATGAGCTTCAAAAACGACAATGGCATGTGGCTTAACTACCCATGACTCTACAAGACTTCAACAAAGCCTCTTAGGAGGCTAATCCAAACAACTAAAGAAAGAAAGGATGTAAACAAATGACACAAACACGAATTAAGGCTAAACAGGCCACTTACAAGAGTGATGCAACTGGAGCAGCGGTACGCACCCTGCATGACAAGCTAGGCGATACCGTATCGGTGAAGGACTTCGGTGCTGTGGGTGACGGTGTTACGGATGATACAGCGGCTATTCAGGCGGCTATTGATGCTTCAAACAACGTATACTTCCCCGATGGTACTTATTTGGCATCTGGCATTACAACATCAAAGCCTGTCAATATTGTTGGCCAATCGGTGGGTGGTACGACTATCCAGAATTTCACTGATGGCTCAATTATAATTACCTGTAACCAGACAGGTGTTTCAGACAAAGAAAGACGCAACTGGCTAGTTATATCTAATCTAACAATTCAAGACTCCGCTACCGGAACAGGAACAGGAATCAAGCTTGATAGCGTATTAAATTTTGAACTCGACAAACTTTATATACGAGGGTTTTCAAGTGGTTTAGGTATTTATTCGCTTGAAACTTTGTTTTCAAATTTAATTGACATTAATACTGATGCAAGTGAAGTTAGGCTAGTATCATCATTAGTGCCTCATTTTAATAACGCTATTTATATTCGTGGCGGTGAATACCGTAACCCTACTGATGGCAAAAGCACTATTTATATTGAAAATGCGGATATTGTTGTTCTTGATAATATCACTGCTGAGGGCGATACAGGAGGGACTGCGTATCTTTCAGGAATTTATTGCAAAGCAGTGCAGCAGTTAAGCGTTACTGGTTGCTATACTGAAGTCCTACCTCGCGCTACAGCAGGTGCGTTTGTTCTTGACGGGTGCGAATCAGTTGCCATTAATGCAGCTTTATTAAATTCACAAGATTCAGCAGTACCCTCTTTGAATATCATTGGCGGGACTAAAACAGTCACCATTAAAGACTCTCGTATTGCCACTGGGTCTATTGCCGCATCTTCAACATCAGGAAATTTGGTTATTGATGGTTGTCATCTTGATTGCAAAGTTGACATTGCAGATGGAGTAAATTTTGTAATTAAAAACACTGGGCCAACCACGTCAACATGCATCCCAACTATTCCGTATATGCAGCGGAGTAACCCATTATCAAAGGCGTCATTTAAAAACTGGTTTGATGATTCATCCTTTGAATCGGGGGCGTTAGTAAACACAACAATAGCAGGTTCGCCAGCGACATCGCATGAAACAGCGGATGGATATTATGACACCTACTCGACCAAAGTCGTAGGCGTAGCGTCAGACAAGTTCAGAACAGAGACACTAGGCACGACAGATACTACAGCCGATAGGGTTGCTATTACGTTTATGGCAAAAGTGACAACTAAGCAAGACTTTAACTTTGTTATATTTGCAAACGGTGCTAAAGGAAGCGGTGAACTTACTATTACTGAGGATTGGCGGCGATATTTTATTTTTGGTGTTGATTCAAACGCAGGGGCAGCAGGGGCAGGTATTTTAATGGACTTAGAGTTTACAGGTGCAAATGATTTGTGGATTGACGATGTTCAGACTGTAGGCTTTACAACCTATGCTGATGCTGCTGAGTTAATAGATAAATTCCGCTATATACCTACTAACGGAACTAGAGTAACAGCTAAAACAACTGAACAAATAATTGCAGGGAAAACTAATTTTCATCTTGGGACAAGATATACCAAGCGAACAGTTGCTCCCGCATCACCTCAAGAAGGAGATGTGTATTTTGCCGATGGAACGTCATGGAATCCCGGAAGTGGTAAAGGCTTATATTTTTATAATGGCTCTGCGTATGTGCTTATGAGCTAAATACACAGTAAACAACAGCAATAGCTCAAACAACTAAAGGCTAACCCATGACTTTACAAGACTTCAACAAACTCTACAGATACCGCAGTGACCCTGACGGTATCGACCAGTGGCGCATACCTAGCTACGATGAGAGTGGTCTATTGCAGGATGATTGCGATGGATTTTCACTTTCCGTGTTGTACTACGTCATTGCTCGTGAGTCATGGTTACGCTTCTGGTGTTTGTTAGTCTTCGGTAGCGCAAAGATTTACTATGTCACTAACGAAGGTGCAGGTCATGCTGTTCTGCGCTATAAAGGCAAATACATAGACAACTGGACACGCAGATGGGTATCTAAGGCTCACATGGAGTCACTAGGCCACACGTTCCATTGGTCACGTTCATATTACTTCTGGCAGGTCGCTCTGAAGATGCTGCTAACTAAACTGAGGACTTTATAATGAGTTTAACTAAAGCACATAATCGGATGATTGAAGGGTCGGCTGTCAATGTCAAAGACTTTGGTGCTGTGGGTGATGGGGTTACTGATGATACGGCAGCTATACAGGCGTGTTCTGACTACTGTTCATCTAATGGTGGTTTTATGTATCTGCCAGAAGGTACTTTTCTGACTACTGGTATAACTATCCTAGACGGTACAAAACTTCACGGTATAAAAGGCGCAGGTGTTGGTATAACCATACTAAAAGCAGCCAGTGGTGCGGGTAGCTTGATCCATTATACAGGAGAGCACACCAAGACCTATAGACCAGTAATTTCAAATTTTACTATTGACGGAAACGATGAAACAAACGTCGTCGGTTTAAAATTAGGTACTGAAAAAACTATCCTGATGCACACTGTAAAAGATATGAAAATTACAAAATGTGCTGTAGGTATAGAAATGCCTACCGTTATGGAGACAGTAGTTAGAGACTCAGAAATCAGTCGTTGCGTTATCGCTATTAAAGCATACCAAGACCCTGTCAAGGGCGGCTTGAATGCTAACTTATTTGCTTCCTTGGCTATTCAGTATAATGAGATAGGGATATTCATTAACGCAACAACATCAGTATGGCCTTCAGCTAGTATTTATATCAATCAATGTACAATACAAGGAAACACTCATTGCGCTATCTATGCTAACAGCGTGAATATGCTAAGTATATTTCAGACTTATACAGAGGCAAACTGTAGCGGAGGTGGCGCACCTAGTATGGTTATTGATGGCGTATCTGTCGATAACGTGTTACTGCATACTGTTGGATGTACTACAAGTGTAGATGATTTTAAAACTTCTGAAGGTTTTGGGCCTATTGCCAGACTTGAGAGTAGTTCGTTTCTCAGCATTAGAAACACATTCGCATTAAGCCCCGGCTATGTATTTGTTGATGCTGATGACACAAGTTTTGTGTCAATGGCAAATACAATAGGCTCTCAAGGCGTTTTTAATAACGTCCTTAACTACCCAACAATTATATCTGATATTGCATTAGGCTCTATAGGCATGAGTGGAGTGCCTACATTTTCAAAAACTGATGGTTTTGAGAATGAGTATACCCACAACAACGGCATGCAAATAACCATGCAAAATAAAAATAATGCTAACTACTATACAGAATATGATCCTTTATTTGGTGAAGTAAACGGTTTTGAGGTAATCGCAGGAGGCACAAGCGGCTATGTTACATTTTTAGCATCTGGATCTTTAGTAGCGGGAGAGGTGTACTATAACAGTATGCTTATAAAAGCAGATGCAGATTTAACGGCAGAGCTTTCTTGGAGAAATGGTGTACAGACAGTAGATTTAAAAGCTAATAAATGGACTAGAGTGGTTTTTATCGCCGAAGCGGCCCTAGCAGTTGCCACAAGAAACGTAACATTTAGATTATACACGTCCTCTGCTAATAAGATTGTAGCTACCGCATTAGTGTCGCTCAATGTTACAGACAAGTTAGAGTCAATCGGAGAGATATTAAGCAAGGGCCAATTTGCTTCGTCAATTAAAACCTTGTCCGGAACTTCAGCACCTACAAGCGGGACATGGAAAGTCGGAGATAAGGTTTATAACACCTCTCCCTCAGCTAGTGGAACTATGGGGTGGGTTTGTACCACAGCAGGAACTCCCGGCACTTGGAAAACCTTTGGAGCGATCTCAGCATAAACAACTAACCTAGTTACCCCTCGGAAGGTGAAGAAGGCTAACCCATGATTATCCCACACGACAAGGCACTCCACTTTATCGTAGGTGTCCTACTGTACGCAGTAGGTCACTTTGTGTCTGTACCTGTGGGGTTGTTCTTAGCTTTTGCAGGTGGCTTTGGGAAAGAGGTGTACGACCTAATGAACACCGATAGGCACACACCGGAACTGGACGATGCTGTTTACACACTGGCAGGCGGTATCACTGGATGGATCTGTGGGCTATAGTGTTAATACGATTAACGAAAGGTACAAACTATGTTTAATTTTATGAACCCTGGGATGATGGCCGGTAGCTATCAAAAAGTTAGACAGGAGTTTGAGCAGTCACCCGCCTTTAGGTTCCGTTTGGGTGATATCTCGCAGATAGCCCAGCCAGGTAGTTACACTGGCGCTAATGCTCAAGGTATGGCCACCCCAGGGCAACAAGGCTTTGGCTATCCACAAGCGGCTAGATTTCAGCAGCGCACCAATATTCAAAACCCTATGGGTATGGCAACACCTGCATTAAGTGAACCTGTACAGCAGCCTTACTATGGTCAGTATGACAATATGGGGTATATGCAGAATGACCCTAGAGACATGATGCAACCACCGAGTTTTAATGGTCTACAATCTATCCCAGGTCTGTTAAATTATATGCAGCAGGGTATACCGCAGAGAGGTTTGGCTCAGACCCTAATGGCTCCGAGATTTTTCTTTTAGGTGTAGACGATGCAAATACCAGTTCTAAGTGGAATATACACTGACACCGATGCTCGCTTTAGGGTGAGCTATCCAGTCAACCTTGTACCTGTACCTACCAGCAATGGGATCGGTAACTTGTACTTACGCCCTGTTGAGGGTCTTGCCGAGTTAGCCACTACACCAGGGCTTGACCGTGGCGGCATCAACTGGAACGGTTTTTGTTATCGCGTCCTTGGCAATACGCTGGTCGTTGTTGCTGAGACCGGTAGCCTAGCAAGCCTTGGCACTATTCCAGGCACTGACCGGGTGATCATGGACTACTCTTTCGACCGGTTAGCCATCTGTGCCGATAACAAGCTGTACTACTACGACTCCACCACTGGCTTAACTCAGGTTACAGACCCAGATCTTGGCACTCCCATTGACGTGCTATGGGTCGATGGTTACTTCATGACCACAGACGGTGAGTATCTAGTGGTGACAGATCTCAGCGACCCCTATGCAGTCAACCCGCTCAAGTACGGCAGTTCTGAGGTGGACCCAGACCCAGTGGTGTCGATCATCAAGATCCGCAACGAGCCTCACGCCATCAACCGTTACACCATTGAGGTGTTCGACAATCTTGGGGGTGACTTGTTTCCCTTCCAACGTATCGAAGGTGCTCAGATCACTAAAGGCGCAGTCGGCACGCACGCTTGCTGCGAGTTTGAGAACGCTATCGCTTTCTTAGGCTCTGGTCGCAATGAGCCGCTAGGCATT